AAGCCGCCCGCGTCGCCGCCAAGTCAGAACGCCAGCTCGACATGTTCGCCACCCTTCAGGAGCCCGCATGACCACGGACCACCAGCTAGAGCTGCTGCCTGCCGACCACCTGCCCGGCATCGAGCTCACCCCACTCGGCGCCAAGGTGACCGGCGCCGTCGACCAGGCCGCCGTGCTCGCCCGGCTGCGCATGTACCGGGGCTTCGGCGCCTCGTGGCGCTGGCTCATGGGGGACCTCGTGATCTCCCTGGCCGACGAGCACGACGGCGACCTCGCCTATGCGTGGCAGCTCGTCGCCGACGAGGACCTCGACTCGCGTTCGTCGCTGTCCCGCTCGGTCGCGGTGGCCCGCATGGTGCCGTTCGAGCGCCGCCGGGCGACGCTGTCGTGGTCGCACCACGAGGCCGTGCTCGCCGCCGACCCCCGCCGCCAGCATTCGCCACCGATCGAGGAAGGCGACGTGCGGGACCAGCTGCTCGGCCAGGCCGCCGCCGAGCGGTGGACGGTGGACCGCCTGGAGCGCCACATCGCCGAGATGCACGCCGAACCGCAGGATCCCCTGCCGGGCACGACGCCGGCGCCGAAGCCGCCGTGGCGGGCCACGTCGACCCTGACGGCGCTGGATCGGGTGCTGGGGTCGCACCAGGCGGCGGTGGTGCGGGCGGACGGCACGGTGGCGCCGTTCGACCTCGAGGTGGTGGCCTGATGGCCGGCCAAGGCAAGGTCCAGCGCGTCATCGACTCCTACGGCGGCGTCCCGTGCGACTGGATCCGCCCCGACGACTGCCCCATCCGCCCCGGCGAACCCTGCGGCGAGATCCACCAGACCTGCCGAGGCCACAAGCGATCCACCAACCCCGACCGCGCCGACACCCGCGGCGACCCCTGCGGCGCCCACGCCATGGAAGGCCAGACGATCTGCCGGGTGCACGGCGGCCGCACCCCCAACGCCCTCGCCAAGGCCGAACGCACCCTCGAAGCCGAGGCCGCCGCCCGCGCCGTCTCGAAGCGCCTCGGCCAGCGCGGCGCCGCACCCGTCACCGACCCCGCCCACGAGCTCGCCCGCCTCGCCGGCGAAGCGATCGCCTGGAAGGACGCCGCCCTCGAGCTCGTCGCCGAACTCGAGCAGGCCACAGACACCACCCACAACGACGTCGAGGACCCCAACGACGACGGCGACCCGCTGGGCCTCGGATCCGGCATCGTCGTGCTCGGCACCTCCGGCCTCGACGTCCACCCCCTCGTGAAGCTCGCCGAACGGGCCCAGGAGCGTGGCGCCAAGGTGCTGGCCGAGATGGTGAAGCTCGGGTTCGTCGAACGACGCGTCCAGATCGAAGAAGCCCAAGCCGACGCCCTCCAGCAGGCGCTGGCCTCCGTGCTCGCCGACCACGGCATCGACGCCGGCCTCGTGCTCCCCGACCTGGCCGCCCGGCTGCACGCCCTCGAAGCCACTGCCACCGAGGTGGCCTGATGGGCGTGCTCGGCCGGCTCGCCGAACGACTCGACCCGCCGCCGCCGCCGCCCGAGCGCGCCACCCCGGCCGGGTTCGCCGAGGCCAGGTCACGCGGCATGTGGCGCCGAGCCGCGCACCTCGCCATCGTCGAAGCCGCCTGCCTCGACGCCATCGCCAACGGCGGCCGGCTCATCCTCTCGATCTCGGTGCGCCACGGCAAGAGCGAGTTCGTGTCCAAGTGGCTGATCGCCTGGTACCTCGCCACCCACCCCGACGCCCGCGTCATCCTCGCCGGCCACGAAGCCGACTTCGCCGCCCGCTGGGGCCGAGCGGCGCGCGACATCCTCACCGAGTACGGCCACGAGTTCGGCGTGTCGGTGTCGCAGGCCTCCGGCGCAGCGAACCGCTGGGATCTCGCCCGCCCCCACCACGGCGGCATGCTCACCGTCGGCGTGGGCGGCTCGCCGATCGGCCGTGGCGCCGACCTCATGGTGGTCGACGACCCGATCAAGTCCTACGCCGACGCCATGTCGCCGCTCGTGCGCCAGCGGATCCAGGACTGGTGGACCGGCACCATGGTGTCCCGCATCGAACCGGGCGGCGCCGTGATCCTCATCATGGCCCGCTGGCACGAAGACGACCTCGCAGGGTTCTTGCTGCGCTCCCAGCCCGGCGAATGGACCGAGGTGCGCCTCCCGGCCATCGCCGATGACCCCGATGACCCGCTCGGCCGGGCGATCGGGGATCCGCTGTGGCCCGAGCGGTTCCCGGCTGCCGAGCTCGAGCGCCGCCGCATCGAGACGTCGCTGTCGCTCGGTGAGGCCGTGTGGCTCGCCCAGTACCAGCAGCGCCCCACATCGCCGACCGGCGGCATGTTCCCGCCCGCCAACTGGGTGCTGGCCGAGCAGTTCAACCACGGCTGGGGCGAGCCACGGTGGGCGCGTGGCTGGGACCTGGCAGCCACCGATGGTGGTGGCGACTACACGGTCGGGGCGCGCCTGGGGCGTCTCGACGATGGGCGCATCGTGGTGGCCGACGTGGTGCGGGGTCGCTGGGACGCCCACACGGTGCGCCAGCGCATCGCCGATACCGCTGCCACCGACCCGCCGGGCACGCTCGTGGTGCTGCCGCAGGACCCGGGCCAGGCCGGCAAGGCCCAGGCCCAGCAGTACGCGGCGATGCTCGCGGGCTACTCGGTGAAGATCGAGGCGCAGACCGGGTCGAAGGAGGTGCGGGCGACCGGGTTCGCCGCCCAGCAGCAGGCCGGGAACGTGCTGGTGCTGCCAGGCCCGTGGCGCGACCAGCTGGTGGCCGAGCACGCCGGGTTCCCGAGGGGCACCCACGACGACCAGGTGGACGCGTGTGCGACGGCGTTCAACGCGCTCGTGGGCAAGGCGGGCAAGGTGCTGCAGGCCACCCCGTACGACTTCGACTACTGATCGGCCACGGGCGTGTGACATCCCGCCGAAAGCCTTTAGCGGGAAAGTCACACGCCACGCCCGGCCAGGCCGAGTGCATCCGGCCACCCCCACCGTCCCGCTGGTCCCCTCCCACGGTGACCCAGCTCGGCCAGGACCCCATCGACCTCTGGTCCCCGCTCGACCGCCAGGTCGTCCGCATGGTCGGCACGCTGCGCCTGGCCCCCTCGTGGGTGCCGGCCCACGAGGTGCGCCGCCTCCACGCCTACAAGGTCCGCCACGCCTACCGGTCCAACCAGGCCTACCGGTACCTCAAGGGCGGCCCGACGGCTCCGGACAGCGTGAAGCATCGCGAGTACGGCGACCCCGCCCTCTACGAGGACCGCATGGTGGCCGCCATCCGTGGCGACACCCAGACCATCACCGTCGACGGCGCCGACGACGACCTGCTCGCCGGCCCCACGCTGCCCGAGCGCCCTGTCGACCCGGGCGAGCAGGCCGAGCAGATCGAGAAGACGATCTACGACGCCCGGCTCGCCGCCTGGACGGCCGAAGCCGAGGCAGCCGTGAAGGCGTGGCGGGCCGCCCTCGAAGCCCAGCCCGACGCCCGCCGCCGCCAGCACGCCCTGCGCACCTGGGCCGACCGCGTGCGGGCCCGGCTGGCGTTCGACGAGGCCGAACACGACACCGTCGGCCTCGGCGACTCCGTGCTCGTCCTGTGGCCCCGTGCCAACGACTGGCCGACCATCCAGGTCTACGACCCGGGCATGTACTTCCCCGAGATCCCGGCCAACGGCGACCAGGTCGACTACCCCGACGCCGTGCACATCGCCTGGGACTTCGAAGCCACCGGCGCTGACGGTGTGAAGCACAGCTTCGTGCGGCGCCTGACCTGGCAGCTCGTCGACATCGCCGCCACCCACGCGACCGACGGTCCCGACGGGCAGCCGGTGTGGGTCGGGCCCGACGGCGTCCCGCTCGAGGATGGCGAGCCCCTCGTGCTCCCCGCCAGCGAGCAGCTGCTGGCCGACGGGCACATCGAGCGCACCAATCCGTGGGGCGACACCACCACCCGCACCTGCCTGTTCACCGACGCCACATGGCGTCTCGAAGACGTCCAGGCCGGCAAGCGCGATGCCCTCGCGTGGGACAACGCCGCCTACGTCACCGTCGACCGCATGGACCTGGGCATCGACTTCATCCCGGTGATCCACCGCCCCCACACCCCGACCGGGCGCGACCACTTCGGGCGCAGCTTCTTCGACCTGGCGGTGCGGCTCTTCGACGATCTGGCGACCGTGGACCGCCTGTCGATGTCGGCTGCCCAGTTCCTCGGCAAGCCGACCATCGGCGCGACCGGTGTCGACCCCGGTTCGGGGGCGAAGACGGTCCCGGGCGTGATGCTCGGCCTCGGCGACAACGGCCGCCTCGACGTGCTCGACCTGTCGTCGGGCATCGAGCAGCTCATGGCGCTCGACGAGCGCCTACAGGACCGGCTCGGCGTGAACCTCGGCATCGGCGAGCTCACCGGCCGGGTGAAGGGCGACACCTCGTCGGGCGTGCATCTGCTGTTGAAGCTCGCCCCGGCGATCACCGTGGTCGGCAACGCACGCATGGTCCGGGAGCCGAAGGACATGCTGCTGTTGAAGTTCGCGCAGCGCATGGCCCAGGTGGCCGGCGTGCTCGAGGCGGGCCCGACACCGACGGCGCGGCTCCGCTACGGATCGTTCCTGCCGATCGACCAGACGCAGACGATGACCTGGGTCGCCGAAGGCGTGAAGTCGAAGGTGATGTCCCGCCAGACCGCAGTGACGGCGCTGATCGCCGCCGGGTTCCCGATCACCGACGCGCAGGCCGAGGTGGAGCGGATCCAGGCGGAGGACACCGAGGGCGCCAAGAACGTGGCGGACGCCTTGAACTCGGAGCAGGCCGCCGCCGACTACCTCGGGGTCGAGCCGCCGCCGACCGGGGCGGGCGCGCCGCCGGTGATCAACCTGCCGCCGGCGGGGACGTGATGCTGGCCACCGCGCTGGCTGCCGGCGGGTTCGCCGCTGTCGGCATGTCGATGCGCCCGCTCGGCCCGGCCACGGTCACCTTCGCCCGGTGGCTGCGGTCGCGGTGGCTGCTCGTCGCCTGGGACGTGCCGCTAACCCGCCACTGGGAGCGACGGTGCTGGCCGGGCGCCTGGTCGACCTCGACCTCGAGGTGGGTGCGGCTGTGACCGCACGCACCCGAAGCGTGGTGTGCCGCCGGGACCAGTGCCAGTGTGGACGCACGATCGTGCTCAACGACGCCCGCCGGTGGCAGCACGTCCGCCCGGCGCGCCCCGACCAGCGGCCATGCACGTCGCCCGGGCCGAAGCCGGAGTGGGCTCGATGACCGTCATCGCCGCCGTCATCGACGAGGCCGCCGACCGGGTGCACATGGCGGCCGACTCGATCGCGACCGACCACAACGGCACCACCATGGACGTGACGAAGCTGTGGTCGCCGGTCGACGGGGTGGTGCTCGGCGTGGCCGGAAGTTCCATGGCGATCCCGCTGGTCCGCCGCCACGTGACCATCGAGCCGCCTGTCGATGGCGATGACCCCGACGAGTGGGCGCAGGACTTCGCCGAGGCCGTCACCCGTGAACTGTGCGCGCGCGGCTGCACCGTCAACGGCGACGCCCACGACTTCTACGGCGTGATCCTGCTGGCGTGGCGCTCGCACCTGTGGGAGGTGCAGTCGAACGTGGCGCTGCCCGTCACCCGCGGCTACCACGCCATCGGATCGGGCGACGAGGTGGCGTTCGGCGCGCTCTGGGCGCTGCACCTCACCGGCGTCGACGTGGCGCCCGTGCACTGCTGGCCCCAGCTCGCCATCGAGGCCGCGATCAACCACCGGGTCGACATCG